GGTCAGTCTTTTCACGACCGTCACCAACTAAGATTGCACGAGCTAATTCGTCACGTAAATCTTGTTCTAATTGACGTTTTAGATATAAGATAATATCGAAGTCTTTGATATCGATTACGTAGTCACGGTCGATAGATTGTTTAACGTATACAGTTTGAGGTGCTGCTTCACGTTCAAAGAAGTCGATAACACTTTCTAATTTTTGTGTTCCTGTAATATAACCACGAGCACGAGCTTGTTCTTCAGTCATATTAGCGAAACGATGTTTGAAGCGAGTCATAGGTTTCTTATGAACGCCACCTAAGATTTTCTCAGTTCCCAACATGTTGTTGCGGAATGGTTCTGGTTCTTTCTTAGATAACTCTGCTTCTGGGAATAACATTTCGATATTCTTAATTCCGTTGTGTTTTAAGATATCTTTTAATGTTCCAGTTTCACTAGACGCGCTAGCAACTAATTGTGGTGTTAAGTCTGCGTGAGTTAACACTTGTTCGTTTGGTGTTGATTGAGAATCAAACGCTGATTGTCTTACCATATTATCCTCCGTTGGTTCAGTTTCTTTTTGTTCAGGTTCAGAAACTTCTGGTTCTTCGTCTTCTGCAACTAGGGCATCAACTAACGCTTGTTGTTCAGGCGTCATAGAATCATAAATTTCTTCAACTGATAATTCTTTAGTTTCGTCCACTACTGTGTCCTCCTCTTGTTCATCTTCAGCTGAGTGAATTAGTTCAGCAGGTTGATAAATAACGAAGTTCATTTCTTCGCCATACTCTGAGTGAGCTACAAATTCTTCAATTTTTGCTCCAGGATTTGCTCCTGTCAATACTAGACTGACCTCAAAGATTTTACCGTGAACAACATTATTGCCGTCACGTTTAATTTTGTTAGCAGCGATAGACATAGCCTTAATTGTACCTTCTTTTACTAATTGCTTAGCATGTAAGGCAGACTCTGTATCGTTAAAGTAACCATAACCATAAGTACCCTTATCGCGGTGTTCGAGAACTACTTTCCCTAAAACGCTAGTAACGTCGTTATGTTGGTGGTTCCATACTAACGGCACTTCATTTGGTGTTTCACCAGCAAAAGCACCCTGTTTAATAACTACACCGTCTGAGCACAAAGTATCATTCTTCGTAACCCAACCGGCGAAGTCGTATCCTTTTGGCACTATTCGTCCTCCTCCCCATAGTTTTCATAGCCATTTTGAGCTTCCACATCAGCGACCTGTTGCTCAAGCGCAGCCAACTCTGGGTCTTCTGAGCCCGCAACTTGTTTATCCATCGCCATATTAGGATTGTAAAGGCGGTTAGCATTTTCATCCTCTGACGGTGGGAAACCAAGAATTGAACGAGCTTCATTAGGAGTCATTACAGCATTACGAATAAAGGTATCCACCATGGTCGCAAGTTGTTCAGTTGGAACAAGCTTGAATGGGTCTCTTTGAATCGCAATGAAGTGTCCTTGAGTACGTGCTGTTCTAGAGATGAACTTACGTTCAAACTCTTTAGCAATAGCCGTGATGATTGGGTCAATCGTTCTACTATAGTAGGCACGAGTTTCCATCTCATTGGCTGTACCGTTTAGGATATTCTCCGTAATACCGAATTGACTGTACAAGTCTTTCTTCAGGTCTTTAATCTCTTCTAAGATACCGTTTGTCAACGGACGGTTTAATTGGATAACTTTCTCTTGAGAGTCAATATATCCAATACCATGCGGACTTTTAGTTAATTGCTCTTCCAAATTACGGATAGAGTCAACAGCACGGTCTTTGAAGGACTTGTTGCGTGTAGCATACGGCATTTGCAATATGATATCTAGCTTGTTGCTAGCCAAGTTCCGGTCAGACTTGTCAATAATCGCGAGTTTATCAAGTAAACGTCGCAGAGTTAAGTTTGAATCATTAACAATTTCCCGGAATGGGTTTTCAATAATTGCCACATTGTTTTTTGGTAAAACTACATCTACTCGTTTAGCGAGTTTCGGGTTATATAGGTTTACCTTTACATGTTCTGGATACCATTGAGTAATTTTACCAATACGCATCTCCAGAATATCGACAGTTGCGTTCTTTCGCAGGTCTACGTTTGTTTCCGTAGGAACTACCGCGACAACACCTTCATCAAACATCGAGTAGATGAGGTCTTGCATAAACGCAATGTTAGATTGGTCGGCATTCGCCTCATACTTTAAACAGTAATTCAATCCATTTTGAACTACTGAATCGTTCGATGGGTTCTCGTCAACTTTAATCTGAGAAAGGTCAACCATTGAACAGTCAATCGCAATTCGACTAAATACCGATGACAGAATTTCAGTACTTCTGTATCGTGGAATAGTGAATTCCGAACGAGAAGACGAAGGTCCGAAGTCGGTTGTATGCTGGTATGTCTCTTGACCAGAAAACACGTTCCAAGCATGTGTTATTCTATCTAGGAATTTCACCCGAAGACCTCCTTAAGTTCTTTGAAAGCAACCCAAGCATCCATTAACGCCGAAACGTTATCGATTTTCTCAGACGCTCTCCGTTTGGAAAGTTTCATGTTTCCATTATTATCTTCAATCACAATAGCATTACCCATTGCGAATTTCATAAGCTCTTCGTCATGCACCATATACTTATCTTCAACCATTGCTTTAATTTCACCTAATGGTACCGACTCAGTTCTTGCACCTTGACGTACCTTCACCGTATGGTACGAGCCATAATCCCGTTCCCAACAACGTAGGAACACTTCTGCGTTATACGGGTCGTAACCCAGCCCTATGACTTGGTAATCCCTTGTTTGAATATGCATATCGAGGTCCTCATATACCTCATTTAAGTCGAGGTAATTTTTGTCCATGATGACAAGGGTACCTTCTTTTACAAAGACGTCATACTTCATTTGCATCGCTGTTGGTAACTTATTATACTTATGTCGGGAAACATAAGACCGTGTTTTTATTCCATACCCGTGGGAAAGCGGGAAGATGAAAGTAAACGCACAGAAGTCGTCACCTTGTGATAAGTCAGCGCCCATAACACATTCGAGTCCATCATAATTTTGTTTATGTCTTGTTGGTAAGGTCTCTTCGTATTGGAAGTAATACGTTTGACCTTCGACCGGAATTCCAAAACGTTTTGCTAATATGTCGTTACGTTTAGCAGGGACCGTAGCGGCAGTATCGGCATCGAGTTGGTATGCTTCATAAGAAACAGTGGCTCCGATATTTGGGTTGGCTTTCAACCACATTTCTGGATTAGCTACTTCGCTTACATGGTCAAGTCTATAATACCAAATCGAGACGTGTGGGTTATAAACTTCACCGTGCAAATAGCTAAGTAATTCCATTTTGATTGTATCACCAACACCATCACGGGCTGTACCTTCGGATGAAGTCGCCACGATGATGTAGTCTTTATTCTTAGACGCTCCTTGCTCTAAAGCTCCGATAACGTCTTCCTTAACCTTTCCGGAGAGCCATTCGTCTACCGTGTTGTACTTAGAACGAGCACCTTGTAATTTGTCGATGCTCATTGTACGTACTTCGATGAGTGAGTTCGTAATAAAGTTTTCAATCCCTTTCTTAGTAGAAGCGAGACGTTGTTTATTAGCGATGTTTGTCGATAGAACGTTACCTTCGGTTAAGTATTTGAACAGCGGACCACGACTCCTTGCGATAGCTGTTTTAATAGGAGACATAGTCTCATCGGCTTGTCTCATTGTAGGAGCCGTTACAATTTGGTGAGTCGTATTTGTATCAATTAATAAGCCGTAAGCTTGAATAAGTGATGCATATACAGATTTGGCCGCACCACGTCCGACGATAAGATATTGTTTCTTACGTAGACGTCGTTTAACCATCATGTGCTTATAGCGTTTTTGTACCGGGTCGAAGACTTTTTCTTCGGTATAATAGAACCAAGCTAATAGGTCTTCAGCCCAGAGTTTAAAGGACGGTAATAGTGTTAAATCAGACCCATCAGTCAGTGTCATCTCAGACTCACAAAACTTAATGAATCCATCTATTGCCTTATCGTCGTAATAATACTCCGGACTTGCAATTAAATGGTCTATAAGGTTCATCTGGAGTGAAACCTCTTGATTAATCGGTACTTCACCACGTAACACACTATCTCTGAAGAGAGCGTATTCTTTAGGTGTAGCAGTGTTTGATAACATCTATTTTATTTCCATTGTCCTTTCTTTTTCTTTCTAGATAGCGTGTAAGTATGTTCTTTAAGTTTAGACTTAAGCGATTTAGTTCCACGAGTTGCAATACTTGATAAAGCTTTATTCACTTCGTCATTGCTGAACGCAGTGTTAATAAGTTTCTCAGCCAATACTGGACCGAGTTTCTTAGCCTTACCGTCTTTAGTATATCCGACTTGTGTTTCTAAGATTTTATTAATCTTACCACTTACACCCTTACCACTATCTTTTATGGCTTTCTTGTAGTCGCCTTCTAATTTCATACGAGCGATTTTAGCACGTAGCTCATCGTCGCTCATTTCAGAAATCTTACGTTTCTTGCTGAGTTTCTTCTTGAATCGGTCATCCGTAGACATTTTCTTCTGGTGACGTGTTCTGAATTTACTCTTTAAGTTTAACGATGCGTTACGTAAACGTCGACGAATACCCCAGCGTTGACCTAAAATACCGTGATGTAGAAGAACTACTTCATAGTCGGAGTGGACAACGCCTTTAAACTTTAAAGCCTTCAGTGCGTTTCTTCTTTCCATTTTGAACGCTCTTACTTGTTCTCTCTTGTAACGTTTCTTCGCTTTCTTGAACAACTTCTTAGATATCGTCAATTTCGCTAAATCTTTACCGTGAGTTTCAGCAAGATACTTGGATGTCTTTCTGTTATTAAGCGCTTTACGAATACCTTTTAGTCCGCGATAATTTTCGTTGAATACGATTTTACCGTTACCTTTACGGTATTCTTTCTTCATACCACGGAGCGATTTTCTAAGTTCTTTCCGCGATTTTTTATACGTCGATTTAATAGCATTTCGTTGCTCTTTTGCAGCAGCGTTATGTGCTTTTCTAGCGTCCGATAAAGCTTTACGCTTCTCTAACCAACGTCGAATACCGTGACGCATACCTTTGACACCGTAGTGTAAAAGTTCTTCGTCTGAATGTTTCATTTCGTTCATTCGTGTTTTACGAAGGGCTACGAATTTTCTTATATCAACACCAGAGGCACGTTTCTTCTTACGAGACTGAGATGTCTTAACAAGATTTCCGAACTTACCCGACCTAACCTGAGCGTCCCATGTATCGCCTTGCATCTTACGACGCATCTCAGCGATTAAACGTTGTCTACGGAGTTCCGCTTCTTTACGGATTTGGTCGATTGACTTCTTCTTCTCCTTCTTCTTACGCTTTTCCGGTTGATAGTTTACTTCTCTACGAAGTTCCTTCAAATGTCCAAGAAGTTCTTTCTTTCGTGCAACAATCTCTTCAGCGGTCATGGTATTAAGTTTAGGTTTACGAATACCCTTCTTCATACCTTTGACGCCATGGTGATATAAATTATCGTCCACCTTCGGTCCCTCCTTCCTCAGTTTTTAGATACGTTAGTCGATAGATAAGTTCTTTCTTCTTATTGTCGAGTAACGTAGTTAGTGTTGAAACTGCTGGAGGGTCGAACCCTAGTTTCACACTAGTGTAGATGTATTGCTTAACCAAATGAGGATAAGCAGCATCCGTAGTAGGTTTAAGGATATGAGCGTACTCGGCATTAGCTAAATCATCCGTAGGGAGAATAGCGTCAATCTCCAATAAGTCACCGACCGCATTACTTAAATGTAGTAGTAGCTCATCATTGAAGGCTTCTGTACCGTCGTCATATCCAATAATGACTGTCTTCAATTCAGATAATATAGTCATTTTGAACACCTACTCTGAGAAGTGCATAGCGCCAGACTCATCAACATAAACGGCAGCGCGATTTAACATCTCACCTTTTGCGTTGAAGTAATACCATTTACCATCCACTTGCCTTACTTCTTGTGATACCATTTTACCACTTGATACTTCACAGTAATACCACTTGTCAAAGTATTGAATCCAGCCAGTCTTCATTCTACCGTCATTACCAAAGTAATACCAATAGTCACCGACTTTCTCCCAACCTGTAGCCATGTGGCAACTGTCTTTAAACCAGTACCAAGACTCATCGTCATCTTGGAACCATTGATTACGTAAAGCGTAACCGTTTTCGTTGAAATAGAAGTAACCACCGTTGATTTGTTCCCATTTTAATTTAGGGTACTGTCCGTTTTCATCACGGTAATACCAACCAGTGCTGTCTTCTACCCAACCTTTTGCAACCGCAACAATCTCTTCCACGTCGTCATAGTGTGGACGAATGTATCCAACCATTCCAGCGTAAGAACGAGTACGATAACGAGCTGGTCCACCTACTTCTAAATAGTCCCCGTTTCCGTCAACGTTTTGTTCGATTGTCTTAAGTGTGTAACCGTCACTATCTTCGATGACAACACCTGTATGTCCATAAGGAGAACCAGGCACTTCCATTACGAAGATGTCACCTTTCTTAGCAATAACGCCTTGTGCTTCATAAATAACTGTTTCGCCTTGTGCGGCTGCTGAATTGAGTAAGTCAATCGCATTACCCCAAAGAGCTTTACCAGTTGCTCTGTTGTAAACGGAGTTTGAACCGTCTACACATTGCCAGCCATAGACCAAATCAAAGTCTATACCGACGTTATTATTAGCAGCTTCTTTCAAAGGTGCTAAAGCCCAATCTACTGTAGCCATATATCCACCTCCTTATTAATTTGTTGGCCAAGGGTCGTCAGTGATGTAAGATATTTTAGAAACCCTGA